GCTAAGCATCCTGTCACAGGCGACATTGCAAAACTGTCGGATGTTGATGCTATTAAAAGAAGTGTAAGAAATCTCGTAAACACAAATCATTACGAGAGACCTTTTCATCCAGAAATCGGTTCGGATGTAAGGGATGCATTATTTGAACCAGTGTCACCAATAGTAGCAAACCTACTTGCGAGACACATTGAAGATGTTATTAATAACTTTGAACCTAGAGTTGATTTGTCAAATGTAATTTGTCTTGGAGATATAGACAGAAACCAATATGAAGTTTCTATTGAGTTTTACATTGTGAACTCACCTACAGAATTGCAAACCGTTAATTTATTTTTAGAGAGACTAAGATAAGATGGCAACAAAACTACAAGTTACAGAGTTGGACTTTGATGATATCAAAACCAATCTAAAAACATACATGAAAAACCAATCAGAGTTTTCAGATTATAATTTTGAAGGTTCTGGACTTTCCACTATTATCGACTTACTTGCATACAATACACATTACCTTGCAATGAATGCCAACATGGCAGTCAACGAGGCATTTCTTGACACTGCAACCTTGCGTTCTTCTGTAGTCTCTCACGCAAAAACTCTTGGTTACACTCCTCGTTCTGTTCGTGCTCCTGTTGCTTATCTAGATGTAACTCTAAATGATCAAACTCTTACAACTGCTACTATTGCAAAAGGAACTAAGTTCACTACTCAAGTAGATGGAACAACTTACAGTTTCGTTTGTAACTCAGCAGTAACAACAACACCTTCCAATGGTGTTCTTCGTTTTTCTAATCTACCAATTTATGAAGGAACACTTGTTACTACAAAATATACTGTAGATAATTCTAATCTAGAAAAAAGATATCTATTGACAAATGAAAGAGCAGATACAACAACACTAAAAGTTTCTGTTCAAAACTCTGCATCTGATTTAACTACAACTACATTTACACTTGCAGATGATATTTCAAAAGTCACTGCAACATCTAATGTTTATTTCCTACAAGAAGTTGAAGATGGAAAGTATGAAGTTTACTTTGGTGATGATGTTGTGGGAACAAAAGTAAATGATGGTAACATTGTTATTTTAGAATATGTGGTAACAAATAAATCAGCGGCGAATGGCGCTTCTTCATTTAGTGGAACATCTGTTGGTGGTGTAAGTGATATCACAATTGCAACTCTTGTTGCCGCTAGTGGTGGTGCCGATGCAGAAACAATTCAATCTATCAAATACAATGCACCACTTGATTATGCATCACAAGGTAGAGCAGTAACAACTGAGGACTATAAAGTTATTGTTCCAACAGTTTATGCTGACACGCAAGCAATTCAAGTGTGGGGTGGTGAAGATAATGACCCACCAAGATACGGACAAGTTTATATTTCTATTAAGACAAAATCTGGAATCACTTTGACACAGGCACAGAAAGATGTGATTGCAAAATCACTAGACAGATATAATATCGCTTCTGTTCGTCCTACTATTGTTGATCCAGAGATAACAAAAATTCGAGTCACAACTAGTATCAAGTATGATGCAAACACTACAATCAAAACTGCATCTGATATTGAAACTGGTGTTCGTTCTGTTCTCACAACATATAACAATAATGACTTAGAAAAGTTTGATGGTATCTTTAGATATTCAAAAGTATCTCGTTTGATTGATGCTTCAGACCCATCTATTCTTTCTAACATTACAACAATTAAAACTGTGAAAGCAGTAACACCAACCCTAAACACTTCAACCCAATATATTGTGAACTATGCTAATGGTCTTTTTAATCCTCATTCTGGGCACAATGCTGCTATGGGGGGTATTACTACATCTACTGGATTCACTATATCTGGAAACACGAACACTGTATTTTTGGATGATGATGGTGCTGGTAATCTTAGGTTGTATTATCTCGTTGGTGGCACAACAAGAACCTATCTTGATAATAAAATAGGAACAATAGATTATACAAATGGTAAACTTACAATTCCAAGTTTGACTGTTACTGGAACTTCAAACACAAACGGAACAATTGATATTACTGTTCAACCAAAATCAAATGATGTTGTTCCTGTTCGTAATCAGTTGTTGGAAATTGATATTGCAAATACTAAAGTAACTGCTGAAGTTGATACAATTGAATCTGGTGGTTCATCTGCTGGAACTGGTTATACTACATCGGCATCGTATTAAGGTTTTTTAAATGTCTGGACATGACCCAACATTAAAGAATAAAGTATCCCCACACATTCAGTCTCAACTGCCTGAATTTGTGAAGAGCGATCATCCTTTATTCTCTCTCTTTCTAAAATACTATTATGAGTTTCTAGAAGCGGGTGAGTTGACTCTCACTGGTTCTAATGATTACATCATTGAAGAAACTCTTACCAAAAATTATATTTTAGATGAGACAGAAGAGAAGATTGTTCTTGAAGAATCTGTTGGTAAGTTCACAGTTGGTGAAACTATTACTGGTTCGACTTCTGGTGCTACTGCTCGTATTCTCGTAGATGACTTTGATGATAATAAAAGACTATTCATTACATCTCAACAAAGATTTGAAACTGGTGAAACTGTTACAGGTAACAGTAGTGGTGCAACTTCTACTGTAGGTTCATATCGTGCAAACCCTGTTCAGAATATTCAACAACTTCTTGCATACGCTGATGTAGATAATACTGTTTATAGTTTCCTTGACAAGTTTAGAGACTCCTTTATGGAAGCTCTACCAAATACTCTTGCAGATGGTCTTTCTAAAAGAAAACTTGTCAAGAATATTAAAGACATGTATTCTGCAAAGGGAACACTCGATGGACACAAACTCTTCTTCCGAATTCTTTTTGATGAAGAAGCACAAATCATTTATCCAAGAGATAGTTTACTTCGTCCTTCTGATGGTAAGTGGACTACAGACAAAGTTATTCGTATCGTTGAAGATGGTGCATCTGATTTCAACAAAGCAGTTGGACAAACTGTAACTGGTGGAACTTCTGGTGCTACTGCTCTTATCGCAACTGTAATTAAATTTAGAGAAGGTGCAACTCAGATTGCTGAATTGAATCTGGATGCAAACTCTGTTACTGGAACATTTACATCTGGTGAAACTGTAACAACAATTGACACAACACTCGACTTAGAAATCTCTGGTGTAGTAAAGAGTATTGTTACAACGGGTTCAGTTGATATTGGTGGTGCATATTATGAAACTGGTGATACACTTCGTGTAACTGGTGGTGGTGGTAATGATGCTGCTACTGCTCGTGTCGAATCTGCTGGAACTGGTTCAGTAGATGAAATCATGATTGAAGATGGTGGTAGTGGTTACACGGTTGGTGAAGAACTAAGATTTGATATTTCAAATACAGAAGGTAAAAATGTTCGTGCTAGAATTGCAGTCGTAGGTGGTGCATTCCTTTTAGAACCAGTAACTTCACCAGATCATTTCATTTCTGAAACTGGTGATCAAATTGTAACAGAAGATAGATTTTATCTAAATCAAGAACAGACAGTCGGTGAACTAGATCATCTTGTTATGGAAGATGGTGGACAGATTGTTATTGAAGAAAATACATTTAATGAACCACAGTTTAGTTCAACTGAGATTGGTGAGATTACAAAGATTGATATGATTGACAGAGGTAATGGTTTTATTAAACTTCCTCTTGTATCTGATGCAACTTCTACAACTGGTTCTGGTTCAAGTCTATATGCAGTATCAAACAGAACACCAATGATTGGTCATGTTGAAGGTATTTCAATTACAAACTTTGGTTTGGATTATGCGTCCTCTCCAACATTCACACTCAATAGAAATTTAATTGTTAAAAATCCTGTTGGTTCTTTCGTTGCTGGTGACACACTTACAAGTCATACAGGAACAGTTGTAAATTTTGATTCAAGTAGAAACCTTCTTGAACTTGACAGTTCAATTACATATAATGAAGGTGATGTTATCACAACAATCACTGGTGCAACTGCGACAGTTCATCAATCAAACCCAGCAGAAGCATCTTCAACTGTAGGAACAGTAGGAACAACAATCGGACAGTTCGTTGGAGATACAGGTAAAGTTTCTGTTGACACTATGAAGGTTCAAGATAGTTATTACTATCAAGACTATTCTTATGTTGTTCGTATTGGTGAATCAATTAACCAGTGGAGAGAATCTATTCGTAGGTCTGTTCACCCCGCTGGTTGGAATGTCTTTGGTGAAGTTTCTTTTGCATCACAGGTAAGCGCAACTATTCAAGTTCCAACTGCTGGTGGTGTTGCAGACTTTACTGGTGATACTGAAACATTCTCACCAGAACTTGCATCTACATTTACAAACCTATTCACTACTGTATTTGGTAGAAGATTGGGAACAAATACAGATGGAACATCTGTGGTATCTGCACCAACAAGAGGAGTTCCTGCTGGAACACCACTCGACACTGGTAGAGATGTTACATTAACAAGTGCTGTTAGTGTAAGGATGAATGTGAAAGAGGC